GAACGTACAGCGCAAGAGGGTGAGATTGCTGGTGAAGGTGCGGCGGGTCAAGGTCAGTTATTCCCTGAGACACGCAAAGACATTGGTTATATCCGCGCCACTCCTGCCAACTTTGCCAAGTCACCACAGATCAAACCTGTATGGGAAGCGCTGGAGCAGTCCCGCAAGCTCAAGGCAGAGTTAGATCAGAAGGCCAAAATAGATAAAGCCAGAGCCGTTGTAGCCGTCAAGGAAGTTGAAAGCCTCACAACGCTGGTTGACAACATTAAAGCAAACACTAAGTTCTTTTGGGCAGACACTACTAAATGGTCAAACGAAGCGTTGGCTAAAGCGTTTGTTCCGTATCCCGAGATTGGCACAACACCTGAAGAACAAGCGCTTGTCAACATTTACCTTAAAAGCCCTAAGAGCCTTTCCGAACAAGAGAAGGCATCCGTTGACGCAATTATAAAAACTTTTACCGCAAAGGCGTTGCCTAAATATCAAGAAAAACTAAAACAAGCAGTGAGTATGCTTGCTCAAGGTGAGCGTCTTAACGACTTTGACAACAAGTTGCTTGGCTTTATGCAAGACTCCAACAAGAGTGTTCGTGAAGCGGCAGAAGCAAAGAAGCAAGCGCTTGCGCCTTTGCAAGAAGCATTGGGTAGGATTAAGGCAGCGCTCAAAGCGTCGCCTGTTCTGACAGAAGCCCAAAAAGACGCAATTGGTTTAGAAGGCAAGATCAGCGACCAACGTGCCAAGTACAGCCAGACTGTTGAAGCAGCCATCAAGAAGACCAATGACCAAATGGTTGTGGCAAGAGATGCCATCCTTAACCCTCAAATTGAGCCCGTGCTGCGCTCACTCAAAGCCGCAGGTACGCGCCTTGAGAAAGTGTTGGATGAAATTACTAACGCAGAAGAAGCGTTTGATGCAATGCTGGAAACCAAGGGCGGCGAAGAACGATTGCTCAACTCTCCGTACCAAGTTGAGAGTTTGCGCAAGAACAAAGAAACTGCTGAAAAACTTATTGACCAGATTCAAGAGCAGTCAAAGATATATGAAGACTTGCTCAAGCAAAAGAACGAGGACTTTACACGTAGCTCAATAGCCGTACAGGCTATGCTGGACAAGAACGTCAAGTATGAGCGTGAGTATTTAGAAATACTGGAAAGCCAACTTGCGTTTGTGCGCGGTGAAGACATTGACGCAATGCAAGAAAAGCCGGGTGAGCGCCGGATGTTTGAAAAAGTAACGGCTACGCAGAAGTATCCGTTTGCTGCTCGCCGTGCTGAAGAAGCAATTAAAGTTCAACGTGCTGCGTTGGAAGCTGCAAAGAAACGCGCTGATGCGTTCAAAAAAGAAACTGACGACACCAAAGACAAGATTGAGAAGACTCAGAAACAAGCCGCTACGGATATTGCAGCAAAGTTGCCCGGCATTCAAATGTCGCAAGGCGAGGTTAGCAAACTCAAAACTGCGGCTGAGAAAGAAGCTGAGGCAAAGAACAAGGCCGAGCTTGACCTTACTGCTGAGACCATTGATGCTGGCAGACGCGCTCAAATAAAGCAGACTAAGCTGGATGAGTTGAACACCGAGCTTGAGAATTTGTACCTTGACTTTGCTGGGCGTGCTGGCCCAACAGACCCTGCGTTGTTGCAAGAGTTTGCGCGTAACAAGAAGAAGTCACCCGCTACGCGTGCGTATGCACAAGCCAAGCTTGATTTGTACAACCAAATTGAAATCCTTGAAGCGCAAGAAGATTCGCTCAAAACAGGTAAGCCTTTTAGAAAGCCCCGCACAGCCACTACGCCGAGCACTGCCGCGTTGGCGGGAGCCAAAGAGTTTCGTTCAGGTTCTGATGCTCAGCGTGAGCAACGTCAGAAACGCGTTGATGCGGCAATTGACAAAGAGTACGCACGTTACGAACGGCTTGAAACAAAAGCCACAATGCAGGCAGACAAAGAAGCACGCAAGTATGCTGAGGATTTGTTTGAGAGCGATGACTACATTGAGCCGTCTAGACAGAGCTACGAGTTCTCACGCGGTGTTCCATCGACAGGCTTGACCAAGGCGGAGCTTGAAGCTGAGCTTACTGCTGGTATGGGGGAGCCTGTTACTGGTCGCGGTAAAGAAGCGCAGGTTAATCGTGCACTGAGTGTGTATGAGAATCTTGACGAATACTTAAGCCAGTTTAAAGATGCCACACGTCAAAAACTAGAAGGCCAGATTCCATCAGACGCCAAAGGTTTTGTGCAAGATGGCAAAGCGGTGCTGTTTGCCAACAACATAGCCAAAGGCGAAGGTCTGGGCGTATTGCTCCACGAAGTTGGCGTGCACATAGGCTTCCGCAATTTCTTTAACCAAGCACAATACAACGCGTTGGTTAAGACAGTCAAATCATGGGCTGCGCGTGAAGACGGCTCTATGGAAGCGCGTGTTGGTAAAGCGGCAATGGATAGGGTTAAAGCTGCTGAAACACCTGCAAACCAAATTGATGATGAGCTTTTAGCGTATGCTGTTGAAGAAGCAATGAAAGCTGGGGTCGAGCCAGAAGGCGTGAAGAAAGGTTCTGCTGTGCAGAACTGGTTGCGCATGGTGGTCGACGCGTTTAGAAAAGCGCTGGAGAAGTTTGGCATCAGCGCCAAGAATTTGACTGCGGGTGACTTGGTTAACTTTGCTTACGGCGCAGCCCATCTTGAACTTAAAGGAACTTGGCACGGCACGGGCGTAGAGTTTAAAGAGTTTGACCACGCTTATATGAGTTCTGGTGAAGGCCATCAAGCATTTGGCTATGGCACATATCGCGCACAGCAAAAAGGTATTGCTAAAAATTATCAAAGTATTGCGGCAGACAACCAAACTGAAAAATGGATGGAGCGTCCAGATGTAAAAGAATGGTTTGAAACACAAAAGCCAAAATTTACAGGTACGTTGCCTGAAGGAACGCCTGATTGGATTTTAGACAACGCTTTGTTTGAAGCCGCCACAGCGCCAATAAAATTAAATCCTTACAGAGCTTTTAGAGATACTTTTAAAAACAACGTAGAAGAGTTAGCGGACTTGCGTAAAGACGGTAGGCCTGAAGCAGCGTTTAAAGATGCTACTGATGCTGAGTTTAAAAACAAACTTAAAGAACTTGAAAAGTATGCAGAAACTGCGGCTGAGCACTTGACTGCTGTTTATGAGGAACCTGTATATAAAGGCAGACCACACTATGATTTGTTTGCAGACAACCCCGCCGCAAGTGACGCTATAAAGTATTTCAAAATTGCTTTGGCAACGGGTAAAGAGCCTTCTTGGAAAAATGCAATTACAGAAGCAAAAGCGGCTGCTGAATACAGTATGAAACTGTTTGAGCAGACTGACCTTGAGAGAGAAAACAATTCGTTTTACGAACGCGCTAAAAAAACATACAACGATTTAGATACGCTTGACGTAAAAGACTTTAAATACAACCCGCCGTCTGGCCCACCTGTGCCAGTGCCCGTTGGTTATTTAATGCGTACTTTGCACACGCGTCCAGAAAATGAATACGTTCATTGGGACGACTCCGCAGACAAACAACCGCCGGTTGTAAAAGCCGTTTTCAAACGTATTTACGATTCGTTGACCCCGCCACAAAAAGAATTTTTTGACCGCGCTATAAGCACAACCCCACTTGATCGCCAAAATGGGCAGGACTTGTACCAAGCGTTGAGCGCTGTGTTTGAAAAGTCGGGCACACCAAGCAGGCTGTCCGACAGGATGGCGTCTGAAATGTTGTACGCCGAGGGTGTTGCAGGCATCAAGTTCTTTGACAACCCATCAAGAAAAACTAAGCAAGGCACATTTAACTACGTTGACTTTAGCGACAAGGGAGAAGGCGCTCAAATACTGGGTGTTGACCTCGAACCTGTGGGGCAGACCAAAGAAATGTTGTTCTCCCGCGCTGTTGCACCGGGGTTTGAGGATGCGCTGAACACAGCCAACGACATCATTGCTAAGCCCAAAACAGTTCGTCAGCGGGTTGAAGCTAACCTTGGTCTGGCATTCCGTACGCAGGTACTGGATAGACTGGCTCCGTTGGAACAAGTTGCCAAGACTATGCTTGACCCACTCAAGGGTACGCAGATGATGTACTACCTGCGCATGGCAGACCAGCGCATGTCTTTTGTTCAGCAAGCTGTTGGCCGTGGCGTTCCAGAACTTGTTAGCTACAAGCGCAAAGACGGTCAGACCGAGTACCTTATCGAAAGTAAAGAAGGCGTCAACCTATCATCTGTGGTCGACACCTTGAAGGGCGCACCCGGCATGAATGCGGAAGCAGCCAATAAATTGTTTACGCTGTACTTAGCTGGCAAACGTGCTGATCGTGTTGGTTACAACAAGCTGAACTTCTCTAAGACAGAGGCTGAGATACGCAGCGCCGTTGAGCAAATTGAAGGTAACAAAGAAGTGCTGGCAGTGTTTGAGAAAGCACGCAATCAATACAACGCCTACAACCGCAACTTGATGAAGTTCATGGAGTCTACGGGCGCTATGTCTAAGGAAGTTGCTGACCAGCTTGCCAACACTAACGACTACATCCCCTACTACCGTGAACGCAACGGCAACGCTGAACTGGTTATTGGCGGTGAAGGCACGTTCAAGATGGGTAGCCTTAAAGATCAGCCACAGTTGCGTGAGTTGATTGGTGGCGAAGAAAAGATCATGGACTTCCTGACAAGCTCAGTGGAGAACACGTCCATAATTATGGATATTGGTTTGCGCAACAAGGCTACTACCAACGCCATGTTTGAGTTGGTTGATCTGGGTATTGCCCGATTTGTTAAGCCGGAATCAACTGGCCCCAACATTGTGCGGTTTAAAGACAAAGGCGAAGAGAAGGCTATTGAGATCAACACACGCAATACCGACTTCCCCGCCGACTTGCTGGTCAAAGGGCTTGAGGGCATTCCTGTAAACAACTCTGCGGTTGTCAGAGCTATGGGCGCTTCTTCTACGTTCTTGCGTAAAGCTATTACGTTGAACCCGTTGTATTCCTTACGGCAGATATTCCGTGATTCTGTTGCGGCCCCTCTGCTGTCTGGCGCAGACATGGTGCCTCTCTTGGGCGCTCTCAAACAGATTGGTGCATCAGCAACAAAAGAAAAGTTGGAAGCTCGAGGGATTGTCGGTGGGCAAGTATTCACCGGCACAAACGAAGACCTTACTGCCATTCTTAGAGAGTTCCAGTCAGGCAAGATCGGGCTGTCGCAATTAATGGCACGCGCTGAAGGTATTGCAATAGAAGCTGACGCGACTACCCGCCGCGCTCAGTACGACTCCTATATTAAGCAAGGGCTGTCCGAAATGGAAGCCACGCTGATGTCGTTGGAGTCCATGAACTTTAACCGCAAAGGCTTGTCGCCCAGCGTGCGCATGGCGTCAACGCTGATACCTTTCTTCAATGCTCAGTTGCAGAGCTTGGACGTTTTGTATCGCGCTATGACAGGCAAGATGCCGTTCAATGAGCGCCTAGACATTCAAGGAAAGCTGTACCGCCGTGGTATGTTGCTGGCTGGCACAGCCGTGGCCTATGCCTTGCTCATGCAGGACGACGAAGCCTATAAGAATGCCAACCCTGATGAAAAGTACGGCAACTTCTTTGTGCGCCTGCCCGGATTGAAAGAACCTATTCGTGTACCAATTCCATTTGAGATTGGCTACATTTTCAAAGCTTTGCCCGAAGCTATGGTCAACATCATGGCAAACAAGCAAGGCGATGAGGAAGCGTACAAAGCGTTCAAACAGATTGCACTTCAGACCATCCCGGGCGGCACATCATTGTTCCTACCCGCCGCTGTTAAACCGATTGTGGAGAACGTAGCCAACTACTCGTTCTTTACTGGGCGCTCACTTGAGACAAAGCGAGAGCAGAATTTGGAAGCGGCTTACCGCTACCGCGACAACACTTCTGAGATCGTTAAGATGATTGGTCAGGCTGGCAACGTGTCTCCCATCAAACTGGAGAACCTGATACGCGGCTACACCGGCTCTATGGGTATGGCGTTGGCGCAGAGTCTTAACATGGCGATGCCGACACCCAAGGGCACGCCAGAGCAAGCTACCAAGCGTTTGTCAGACACTGCTGTGATTGGCCCTCTGTTCCAGCCCAACGATGCTGGTGGGATTGTGGGCGCTGTCTATGACCGCATGACTGAGGTGAAAGAAGTCAAGAACACGTTTGATGAGTTGGTAAGAGATGGCCGCAGGGCCGAGGCCAAGGAGTATCTCCAAACGCACCTCAACGACTACGCCGCGTCGGCAATAGCCGGTAATGCTCAACAGCAAATGACTTTGGTTACTCAGGCCATGAATGCGGTCAAAGCGTCCAATCTTCCTCCAGATCAGAAGCGAGAGAAGCTGGATGAGTTGCAGGCTTTGCGTATAAAGATCGCCACGAACATCCGGGAAGCCTTCGATAGAACCACACCCCCAGAATCCCGTCCTTAACGCCGGGTATGCCATAAACTTTAAAAGGTTGGGGAACGGCGGCGCGTAGCCCCCGTTCCTTTATCTCCTCAACATTCAGCCCGGGCACAAAGAACCCATCACCCGGCTCAAGCTTCTCCCACGGATACGTTATTACCATTGAAGTGTTCTTCCTCAAACGTGATGTGCATTGCGTTGACTCTCATGACAGGGCCGTTGGTCTTGCCTAGCATGTCTTTCTTGGTGTACTTGACGCGGAACATCTTCTCCATCTGCTTCTTGAACTCGTCGTAGCTGAAGCTCATACTGACGCAATGCTTTTTGAGTAGCTGTTCCTCGATGTAATACTCCCTGAACCCATCAGCAAGCGTGCCATGCTCAACACGCCCCAGCACCTTAGACCTTGTGAGTGACTTGTCAACTGACTCGCCATCTCCCCACGCAGCCAGCAATCGACCATCGGCTTTCTTGATGATGATAAAGCTGCCGTAGTTGTCGCCGGTATACGCATTGAGTACGTCCTCGGCTGTGCGCACACTGCCACGGATGATGCCGCGTGCCTTGTCCACAACGAGTTTCAAAGCGTTGATGACTTTCTGTACTTCAACATCAAGGATGTTGGCGTAGTCTCTGCGTAGCAGAATAGCAGACGCAACAATAATCGTACAGCCAGCGTGCCAGTAGCGCTCATCGTCATCGAAGTTCATGACCTTTTTCAAATGTGCGTGCGTCTTGGCCACAACCTCCTGCGCCACCTCCCGATGCTTGGTCAACCATCTCACCCATGCCTCACCAGCCACGCCGTAGTGGCGCTTCATGTCCAGCAGGACTTCGCGTTCCTTGGGAGTCCATGACAGCTTGATGTTTGGATTCCACTCCAGCATACGCAGAAGCTCGCCGTTTGAACTGAACTTCCTTGCGCCAGCCATGTAGTCGGTCAGGCTTTCGTTGGAGGTCATGGTGCAGGTGGTTTTCCAAGATGTGTTGTTGAGACGCTCCTTGTTGGCTCCCGCATCCATACGCTCCTTGCCCTGCGCTTCTGCAAAGTCAAAGATGAACACCGGTGCCCATTCCATGTTGGCACGTTGGGTGTTGGTGATCTCGTCCACAAGCAGGGGCATACTGTTGAGCAAGCCAGCGCGTTGTTGCATGGCTACTGGGGATGTGCCTTTGCCTGTCCTGTACCTCAGGGGGTGACCCCATACACCAGCCTTGGCGCTCAGCACCAGCGACTTACCAGTACCCGACTCGCGAGAACCGATGTGCCACACGAAGCCCTCATACTCGGTGAACCTCATCAAAGGCGCACCAAACGAGTCCAGACACACAGCCAACGCCGTCTCCATGTTGGGCTTGTCCACAAAGATGGTCTGCCACATCTTCTTCCATGTCTGCAAGTCGCCATCACTGTTGGTGTTGCGGTTGATGTTCTCTAGGCCGGGCATGGGGATGCGTGTCTCTCTGCCGTCACTGGTGAACACACGGTTGTTGTAGACGAAACTGTTGTCTTCCTGCCAGCCGCATTGATAGGGCACTACGATGGGCTTTTTGGCCTGTGATGCCTCGCCTACACAAGCACGCACATACTCATAAAGCTGTTTGTCGTAGCCTGCAAATGTGGACACGATGTTCTGACTGGCAAGCCATTTGAGCGTCTCGTCCCTACTGACAATAGATTTCTGTGGGAAGTTCAGCGTCAGCACGCCTTCGGGACGCACAGCGGCCATGTGAACCAAGTGTTCGTTCTCCATCTTGAGCAGATCAACCACAAACAAGTCGTACGGAACAAGCTGTATGGTCTTCTTAGACTTCTTGCCCTCCTCGTCTGCCTCCTCCTTGACGAAGTACACACCGCCGTTCTCGCCGTAGCTGTACCCCCTTGGTGGGAGTGGGCGTCTTACTGCTGGTATGTTGTCGGGGTCGTCGCCCTCCTCGCTCTCGTCCAGCGCAAAGAACTCCTCCTCAACAAACTCCTCGCTGACAGTCGCCAACGGGATGACTTTCTCTGTGTTGTCTGCCTTGAGTTCCCGCCCCAGTATCAACGGGTTGGTGATCTTGCCCCAGTGTGGACAACCTGTGCATATCCCGGGATTGAGGGAGTCCATCGCCACGCAGGAGTACGGCCCCTTGATCTCAGCCATCTTCTGGTGCATCCGATCTGGTGGGTATGGGTGCATCTCTGACAGCCACACAGCCTTTTCTTCGCCGTCATTGCAGACCTTGGCCCAAGAGAGCAGACCACGCCATACAGGCTCCTTGCCGTCATCCTGTGCCGTGTTGAGGTAATCCACAACCTGACCGCACTTCGACTCAAAGCTGGCAAACAGCGTGGTGCTGTTCTCAATAAGTTTGACTTGCGCCTTGGTCATCGCCTTTGACGGACGTGCGCCCGGCAGGGAGAGTGTCTCAACCTTTTGTATCGGATCAGGTTTTTCGACAAGCTGGCTGTCAATGATCGCAGCAATGTCCTCGAACTTAAAGACATCACCCTCTGCCAACAGCTTCACAGGTCTTGGCGTGTCGTACTTCTTCTTGTGGTTGAACGTGTCAGGGACGCGCATCACCCTCGCGGCATCAGCCGTGACCGACATGTCGATAGCCATCTTCTCCTGTGTGCATAGACGCTTGAAGTTGTCAGCAACAGGTTTCCAAACAGCAATCGGCAGTTCCTCGGTCAGCGGCCAGTAGCAGTGCAGTCCACCACCGGAAGTCACTATCCACGGCTTGCCCAGCGCAGACAGCCCGACCTTCTCCATAAAGGCATCCAGCGCAAGCGCGGCGGCTTTCTTGGATTCGTAGCCGTCCATGTCGATGAAGAACGATTTGATCTTCACCGTGTTCTCAGCCGTGCGTTTACCAGCTTTCTGGAATGTAGACAGTCCAAAGAAAACATCGCAGTTGGCTTTGTTCCAACGGTCTACATAGGGCAACAAGTCCTCAAGTTTTTCAACAAAGGCGTGCTCCTTCTTTTTGGTGAGTTCGACCGCGCAGTAGTACCCCGTACCCGGAGACGGAAGAACCACCGCTAGAAATTCAAGCGGAGTCATATCTGTCCTTTGGGTTATTTGAAGTCGTCTGTCGCGTGGTCTATGCCTTGGGCAAAGCCGTCCTCAAAGCCTTCGTGAAAAGCTTTCTCTCTGCTGTCAATGAGTTCAGCCGTGCGCTCCACAAGCACCTCAATCCAATCAGGGGTAACTTTGTCGAAACCCATGATGTAGATATAGCGCAGAAGCTCGTTGTTGCTCAGTTGTCGAGGCTGAATGCTTTGCATGTTTTTCTCCAAGCCTCGTCGGCGCTACTAGATGTTTGCAGGATTTTGAGAAGCGAACTGACAACAGGCCGGTACGCTACGAAGACTTCACCACCACCGAACCAGTTGTAAACAGACTGCCGTGAAGCGCCTGTTGCCTTGGCTATTTTGATGACTGGGAAATTGTGATGGACAGCCCAGCGCCCGAGTTGGTTGCCCAACGTCTTTGGCGCTTTCATGACCATGTTGATTGTTTGATTTGAGTAAGCCATAATTTTTAGGTGGGGGTACTCGCTGCACTGTTGCGGGTAAGGCTCTAATGTTTTTTACAATGCCCCGATCTATACGGGTCACAGCATCCGCTTTCCCCCCAAAACTCCTTTTTACTCGTCCCAATCATCAACCATTGCCGCCAAGGATGACTTCTTGGCAGGCACGGCACTAGGTTTCTTCTCTTCCTTGCGGACAGTAGGCTCCTCGCCCTCATCCTCCGCAACAGGTGCGGCTTTGGCTTTCTTAGCCTTGGGTGCGGGTGCTGGCGCTTCTTCCTCTTCCTCATCAGCCGCCTTGGCAGTTGGGCGCTTGCCGCCAATAGCTAGGGGAGCCGCCACGTTGTCCATCTTGGCAACAGACATAACGATAGCTTTCTGAGCTTCGGGGCTCTGACCTTTCTCCACAATGTTGGGGTACTCTTCCTCAGTCAACCAACGCATAGCCTTGAAGAACAGCTTGGGGGACTCTGACTTGGTATCGAACTTCAAGCGTGTCACAACCTCGCTGGGGTCAACAGGGTTGGGTGTCTGCGCCAACAAGAAGCGAGCGTAGGCTTGCAGGGGGCGGTTGTCGCCTTCTTCTTTACCGAAGATCGACTTGGCTGGCAGAGTCAGTTGCAGGACATCTCCCTCCATGTCGTTGGCAAGAACAACAGCAACGCGTTGTTGGTATCGGCAAGCACGGCTGTTACCTTGACCTGAGCCAGCGACATTCTGAGGGCAGTCAGTACAGGTAGCGGCTTGCTTGTTGGATGCGTCAGCGCTTGGCTTCTCGCCATCAGACGACCAGCAGTCAGGCGCGTTGGCTTCGCCGTCATAGGACTTCATGTAGAACACGCGTCCAATCTTGGGAGCGGCGGCGACAATCACCACATCAAGGTAGCGCTCTTCAATAGCGGCGACTTCTTTGCCAGCGCTATACAAACGGAACACACCGCCTTTGATGGAGATGCGTTTGCCCCCATCAGTGCCGCCACCACCAGCGAGGGCTTTGGCTACGGCAGACAGACCTGTGCGGTTTTTTACAAATGCAGGAACCGCGTCCTGATTAAAAATGGTCACGTTACTCACGTTATGTTTCTCCTGATTACTTGGTTGGTTTACGAACAGAGATTGCGTACTCAGATACTGAGTTCAATCCGGGTGGTACGAGGCCGGGGTTCTCTTCAAGGAATGTAGACATGTTGGTCTGCGCAATGCGCTTCTCAAGCAAGTCAACCGCTTCGTGCTGAAGCACAAAGGTCTTGAACGAGTCCCAGTCTTGTGTGTTGTAGCGTGTCTTTGTAGACAACACCACAGTGCCTTGGTCAGTGCGTACAGAGGACACGCCTAGTACAAGCATCTGATCTTTGAGTGCAATCTTCACGGCATCTTGTTGCCGCTTGATCTCTTCAACTTCATTTTCGTACGCTTGTGTTAGCTCTTGAATTCGAGCCGCCATTCTGCGGTACACCTTGGCCAGCTTATCCATTGGGACTGCCGCCAACTCCTTGCTCTCCTCTACGGGAGGTGCTTCATCATCAATGATTGAAGTCATTTGCTTCTCCTATTTTTTGTCTAAGGTTTAACATCATACACGGAACAAATTCTCATGCAACTCCTTTCTTAAATATTTTTTACTTCGCTATCGAACATGCCGACAAGCAACGCGTGGTCAGTAACTTTAGCGTTCATTGCCTTGAATAGTTTTTTCTCAATGGGGCTTGACTCAATGTGTACCACAGTAACTTTGTCAGAGTCTTGACCCTTGCGATCTGCGCGAGCAATACATTGTGTGTACATCTCAACAGACATCAGTGGGCCGAAGAACACAACTGTGTCAGCAGCAGTTAGGGTAATCCCGTGGGCGGTTGCTTGGGGTTGCAACACCAGCACGCGTATCTTGTCGGTGGTCTGAAAGTCCGCAATGATCTGCCCACGTTTTGTTGCCGACACGTCGCCATGAATCTGCCCCACGGCAACGCCGTTGCCTGACAAGTGCCGCACGATAGACTCAATGCTTGACCTGAACAGCGCAAAGATGATGACCTTTCTCTGTGTCTCCTCAAGCACCTCGTCCAACACATTGAGGCGTGGGGACGCATCGAACTCCACAACTTCTTTGTCGTCTGTGTACGCCGCACCGCAGGATATTTGCAGCAACTTGTTTACAGCAACACCGGCATTGACCGCGCTGATTGTCTCCCCTGCCGCACGCACCATCATCTGCTCTTTGAGTAGGCGGTAGTATTTGTTTTGCTGGGGTGTCATGGGCACCTCACGCGTCACCGTGATAACAGGTGGTAGGTCAAGGCACTGGTCTTTTGTAAAACGTACTGCTGGTTGAAGCACCTCGTACACCATCTCGCGTGCGTTGGCTTTGGGTGCCCACTTGAACATGCTGATCTTGTTCATCACCTTGTCGCGCCATGCAGTCTGAAACTTGGGCACGCCTGTCGGGTTGACCAGTCGAGCTAAGCCATACGCGTCCACAGGAGACTGCGAGGCTGGAGTGCCAGTCATCATCCACAAGTAGGTGTCGGGTCTGATGATTGACGCCAACGCCTTCCATCGCCGCGTAGATGGGTTCTTGTATGCGTTTGCCTCATCGACAATCACAAGGTCAAAGCGCCCATCATTGATGATCTCAGAAGCAATCAAGTTCAGCCCATCGTAGTTGGCAATGACGAACTCGTAGTCTTGCTGAATCATCTCTATGCGCCGTGCAGCTTGTTGATGGTGCGCGACCACGGCACTCCTGTGAATGATGCTTCGGTTGATGTCGCCCATCCATGCGCTGTGCATGATGGACAAGGGGCACAGTATCAACACCCTGCGCACCTCACCTTTGTTCATCAAGTAGTCTGCCGCCCACAAGGCAGAGAGCGTCTTACCAGTTCCGGGGTCGTTAAAACAGAACGATCTGCGGTTCAGAGTCATGAACGCGGCGGTCTCTATTTGGTGAGCCATCGGTATAAACTTGCCGGGCCAGTGGTAGCGCTTAGTGATGGGCGAGGGCACATCTTTGACTCCGAGATTCTTGAGTACGCGTGTCTCATCAAGCCCCCAGTACACAGCCACTTGATAGATGCCGTCCTCATGACCGAGGACTTTGTGTTTGGGGATGATGCTGTACTTGCTTGGGTTGCGCGTGCGTAGTATCAGCGCTTTGTTGTCAACTATTTCCATCTATGTTCTCCAGTACATAGTAGTAGCTTATTTCGTCAACATCGTGCCTCATAGTTTTCTCTTCTCTAATTTGATGCCTGTTCATCAACTCTTGCGCTACTTCCGCAATCTGTTCATGTCTCAACTCATACATGACGCTCATTGATACCGCACGACTACCAAACCGCACTATCCACAAATCTCTCAGTGTTTCAGTTGGCACATCTGTGTAATCTGTTGTTACATGTCCGGGTGGATGGAGTGTGTCCACGGAGAAATCACGGTTTTTAAAAACGACGCGTGGGTCACTCCACCCCATAGCGTACCGCTCTGTTGCTTTGTATTTCAGCGTACTCATGCGTCCTCCTTCAACCGCGCCCACGGCGTGTTGCTTTCTCTGAACTCAATCTCTTCCATCAGTTTGTTTCTGTGAAGTCTTGAAGATGCGTCCAACCAAAACTCGTCCTCTAGTTCTGAGACATCTACCCACACATCGCCAAACTTTGCTCGCCACACATTGACCAATGTTGATAATGGTATGGCAAACGCTTCACGTTTATTGGGGTTGTCTGCTTGTTTGATTACGCGTATGTTTTCTAAGTCCGCTGCTTGTTGTGCGCTTAGTGTTTTCATCTTTCCCATTTGCTTCTCCTGTTTTATTCTGGCATTCGGCACACGTACCGAGCTCGATCTGTCAGATAGTGGACTTCAACTTCTCCGAGTTGTTTAAGTCTCTTGAACGCACTGTTAAAGAACTCATCGCCCTCTAAAGTTTCTAGGTCTACCCACTTGTTTCCAAAACGTGTTACCCACACATCAACCAGTCTGCTGACAGGGATATTGAACGCTTCGGATTCAAGCATCGCGCTTGTGATCTCACTATCAACAACACGCTTTGCTCTTAGCGTCCCATCATTTGATACTGTGATCGGATTTCCGTTTGAAGCTCCGATTGTCAGTTGCCGATTTGACGCGTAGATTGCTTCTATTTGTTGCCCCACCTTTTGAAAGGGGTTGTTTATGATCGACATCTTTTCCATCTCCTTTTTGTACCAACCCCTCTTTCATAAGCATTGCGCGTGCTTTGTTTCGAGCGGTTCTTTTTTTAATGATCTCAGGCTTCTGCTCATACTTTGCGTACGAGGGGCGGTCTGCGGGGTTTTTGTAAGGCATGAGTGTTCCCTAATGTTTTGGATGAAATTCACACGTTTTTACAGGACACCAACCACACAGAGGCGTTTGGTTTGGGTTCCATACATCGTGCTCGAAGCATGACTCCAAGCGAGCGTAGCGTTCACGGTAGTCCCACCAGTGCTTCGCCACCTCATCAGATGACATGCTCATCTTGACCATATCATTTTTCACGATAAACATCAACGCCGAGTTGACCCTGCGGATGTGGGGGAAGTGGGCAAACACCATGATGGACATGAGAACAAGCTGATCTCTGTCGGGGTACTTGTTGTTGCCTGTCTTCCAGTCAGCTACCCACGCTGTCAGGTTCTCATCATCAAGGATGATTAAGTCTGCGATGCCTCTGACCCACACGTTGTCAGCTTTCCAAGACACAGGGTTGAGGTTTGCATCCAGCGCCATCTCATACTCAGGCAGTCTGCGCCCTGCCTTTTTCAGCAACGCGTCTACAACAGGTTGGAACTGAGAATGCTCAGGCGGTATGGGCTTGCCGTCCTTGATGTACAACTCCAAGCTCTCATGTACCTGTGTGCCGTAGCGCGTAGCCTCAGTCTCTACGAATGGGTAGTTCTTCAAGACCTTGACTTCGTGGTAGCGGCGCTGACACCCCTCAAAGTCTTTGAGGGACGAGTGTGACCATGCTGGTTTTTTCATAGTTTGGATGAGTTGACTGCTTGCGTTAATCTGTTGGCAAAAGCCGTGACGAAGTTCTCGTTGTCGGTCAGGTCGTGCCCCATGTCTTGCAGGATGATGTGCGTCAACTCGTGCCAAAACGTGTCGTCGATTTCTTCTTGCTCGAACTGGTTGCCAAACTCGTCGTACTGCGCCATTTCAACCAGCTTCTTGCGGTAGTACGTGCGCCCCATTGCGGAGGGGTTCTGTATGGTGTGCCGCCACTCGACGCGGTACGTCGTTGGCCCGACTGTGAATTGCTTTGGTATCTTCATGTGCTTCTCCTTATGATTTTGCTAACCCATATCTACGGTGCGCACCACCGTCAGCGGCCAAGGGTATCCCCGGCATGTAACTCGGCTCCATAGTCATCTGCGCCAAGACCCAAGTCTTCGCGTCAGCGACCTCTGCGTCAGGCACCAACACGATCTGTTCATCGTGCACAGTACCAACCACAGGGTATCGTTTTGTTACCCTCAACATCCCATCGGTCATGACAATGCGTGCCAATGCCTGCGTAACATTGTTTGTTATTTTTCCTGCATACAACTTAGTAGCGTTTGGCCCGTATACCCACTGGCTCCTACCCTTGTCGTCTGCTTGTTTACGCAAGTTGGGATAAAGCAACTTCATCCCGTTTGGCAATTCTATCTCACCTTTGCGGAACGTCAAGCACTTGTGTGTGTACTCTCTGCCGTTATACAAAGACATCTCTATAAGCTTGTTGAACAAGTCCCACAGCGCCACAATAGGCCAAGCGGTGCGGCGGTAGGTGTCAATGATTGCCTTGGCGGCAAGGGCATGAGTCAAGAGTTCTTTGTCAGAACAAGTGTGGGGGATGTCGAACAGCTTATCGTCGTTGCCGTCCCACTCCACAAACTTCTGCGCGTACTCAGAATTTACCCCCAACGCTTTCGCAAAGTCTTTGGAGTATCGTACAGGAGGCGCACCAAGGAAGCCTGTCAGAAGTTGGGACGCGAACGATGCCCAACCCAGTCCATAGCCACAACCAAGTAACGCGCTTTTAGCCGACTGTCTGAGGTCAGGGTGCGAGTCTTTGGTAAGGTTCGGTATGTTGAACATCTGAGCCCCGAACGCCGCGTAAGGGTCACCGCCTGCCCTGAAGATGTCAAGCATATCTTGGTAGTCACCAAGCCACGCAAGGACTCGCGGCTCAATCTGCGAGAGATCACCCACGACGAGTTGGTAGCCTTCGGGAGCCATAATTGCTTTGCGTAGGAAACTGCCTCGCTTGAGGTTCTGCATGTTGATTGCTGAACCTTTTGCCGCCGTCCACCTGCCCGAGAGAGCACCGTAATACGATAGCGGAACCGGTAGTTTGCCGCGCTGACTAATGTCGAGGAACCGCTGTGCCCTTGTGCGTTCGGTCGTGGATTTAACTTTAAGGCGTGCTTCACAAAGGAGGGCAACATCTTCACGTTCACCATTGAGCATCGCTTGGAAGAGGGCATCATTCTTTGCAAAAGCGTACGTCGTTTTGCTGGTAGTTTTACTGACTTTAGTCGGGGGAGTAACCCCGAGGCTTTGAAGTACGTTTGCAAACTTCGGGTTCGACGCAAGCTCAACCTCTTGTATGCCGAGTCTTTGTAGTAGTCCTTCACGCGCTTCTCCTTCTTCTGTTAGTGCTTGTATCAGCATCTTGCTATCAAGCTCAAGCATGGGTCGTGTGTACATCTTGAGCGTCATGTCGATCAGACGCAGTTCGGATTTGGGATACCCTGCGCTGAGTCGTTTGAAAACTTCTTCGCACAAGTACACATCATGGGCGCAGTATTCGGCGAGTTCTTGCTCAATGGCTGGTGAAAGCTGTAGTAAACCGTTCGTACTGTTGGTAGCTGTTCCTTTGGCGTTAAGCCCAAAATCGACCGCCAGTTTTGCAAGGGAAT